TAAAATTCGGCCCCATTGTATAGTTTGTGGTTTTAAATTCTCTGGATAGTTTTCAATATCTTTTTCAAGCCTATCCAGTTCCACTTTAAACAATGTGTTTCTCTCGTCTGGCACTTCACCCCAGCCAATGCTTCTAGACCATTCATTTGGAGTATAGTACCATTCAGGCACTCTTTCAATCTGCCCATGGACATTACTGCCCACAAGAGTATTTTTGGTGGAGATGGCGGGATTCGCACCCGCGTCCGATCCGTCTACTAACATATCGTCATCAGTATCTTTCACACAATTATTTATAAATCTAAATTATCGTAAAAACTTTCCATCACAACTTCAAGCTTATCCAAATAATCAGCAGTTTTCTTTTCGTAGATATCAACTCGACCATCTTCTGCTACCATCATAATAACAATATTGTCAATACCTATCTTTGTATTCTCCTCATACATAGAAGCATACGCTGCACATTGAATAAAATAATCTTCTATCCATTCCTCCTTCTTTGGGGTTGTAGTTGTCTTAAAGTCAACCACCGCCAATGTGTCGTTATACACACCAATGAAGTCACAGCGTCCTGCTACCTTATATTTGTCCGAATACATAGTCTGTTCTTGTAACATAATCTTACCTATCTTTTCATCTAAGTAAGATTTCATTTCACCAAACATACACCAGGCTAAAAAGTTCTTTTCCTTATGATCGCGGGATTGTATTTCGGTAAGACTGTGAGAATTGTTTAAATAATCTTCCACTATATAATGGAAAGCCGATCCTCGCCTGGCTGCTTTACCAGAAATAATAGCAGCTTGCTTTACTCCGACGCGTTCACGCCATTGTTGGAGTCCCTTTTCTTTACCAGGTTGTTTAGACAACACGGTAGTTATGGAAGGATATTTCAACCCATCCGGAGTTTCATAAAACCGGAGGCCTGCAATGTTATGTACTTGCAGTTCCGGAAACTTAAAAGTATTTTCAATTTGAGTATTCATAATATAATTATCTCACGGTTAAGGTTATTTGTCAAGCCTATTTTCTTTATAGTTTTTTACTAATTCTGGTTTTGTTATCCATGCAACACCACCAGTTACAGAAGAATATGTCTTATACTCAAGTTTTCTAAAATTATCTTTGACCTTTTGAACACTAATATTCCTTTTAACTTTTATATGATAGCCTCTATTATTTTTTTCTGGATAATCTTTAACTGTGTTAATTGAAGCACCCATAACAAAAAAATCATAATTATCTTTATTTCCAAATTCCCAATGTTCAGTCTCTTTATAAAGTTCTGGTTTGAATCGTAAACATTTACCTTCACTCTTTTCAAAAACAAAAAACGAACATGGAACATGATAACTTTCGTTTTCAATAGTAAAAGCATCTCTTTGCAATTTTACGATATGTTTCAATCTATAATCTTCTGGTACATATCTTTGCATAGTATGTTTATTAAAAACATCTGGTAATATAAATGCTATAGTAAAAACGTTGCTGAAAGAAACTGAATACTCTAAAAACTTTCTACTTAATCTATTCCTTAACCCAAACGGTGGATTACCTATTATTAGAACTTTCTCATATGTATTTGGTATATTATACTCAAACCAATCTTTACAAACTATATCTGGAGCTTCTGGTAATATATCTATTCCTATTTTATTAGGATGATTTATTTGATGATAAAACGCACCATCGCCAGCAGAAGGCTCTATAACAAAATCATATAGATTAAAATCAATATACTCTAGACATTCTTTTACAACTTCTTTTTTTGTGTAAAATTTATCAAAGTCTTGTTTTTTAGAGTACACCTTTCTCTATACCCTCATAAGAATCCACACGATACATTTTTTTCCATCTTTCAAATTCTGGATTTCCTTCATTACAAGTAATTCGTAAGGCTAATTCTACATTTTCATTTGACTTATTTACAGATTTAGTACCATGAGCAGCATTAGCACCTACACATTCTTCTACCATTTGGTCATGTGTTAATAAAAACTTAAAACTTTCATAATTTGATAGTTCTCTAAGTTCATAAGCAACACCTAAATAATAATCAATATCATGAAATAATCTTATTTGAACCCAATTTAATTTATCATTAGTTAGTGTTAATAATGATGACTTAACTTCAACAAACTTGCCCAGCTCGTTAAAGAGAGGCTTCATCATATCTCCGAGTTCATCCTCTACCAATACTTTCTTCCACTTTAATCTGTTTCTAATATAATTTTGTATCCTTGTCCCATATGACTGACCAGTAATAAGCGACATACATTGTATAAATTCTTTTTCAGGCAAATGAAATCCCCATTCGGGGTTTTTAGAAATTTCTTTTTTTAATTCATCAAATTCAAGCAAAACGTGCCACGGTAAGTTCTGAACTTCTTTATCAGTAATCATAATATAATAATATCACCTTTTTAAGTTAATGTCAAGAGTAGTCCTCTCCTAAATTTGCTTTCGCAATTAAGTACGAACGGACCAATCCACTACGAATAATGTCGCCATAATCAAATTCAATACATTCAAATTCTTTCATAGTTTTTAAAATAGATTGGAACTTTAACATACCATCTCTATCGCCATTACTCCTTTTCATATCTGTCTGCGCTGCGTCACCAGCAAACATCACTTTACTTTTTTGTCCTACCCGTGTAATCAAAGTATCAAGTTCATGGAACAACATATTCTGAAATTCATCCACAACGATAATACTATTATCAAAAGTCTGTCCTCGCAGAAATGATGTTGATATAAACTCTAAAGAACCTTGTGCGACCAATTTATCATATAATTGGGCGAACTCTATATCTCCAGACATTTCAAACATCCATCTAACCAAAACACGATATGGGTCTTGGTATAAATCAGATTTTTCTTCAATAGTTCCGGGCAAGAAACCAATATCACGCGATGGTAATAAACTACGAATGATAATCACCCTATCATAGGGTGTAGTTTTATTTAATGATTCCTGTAATGCTAGATACAATAACAAAAATGTCTTACCACTACCCGCAACTCCAGAAGCAAAAATATTCTTTTCTTCTCCATAAGCCTTTACCAACTTCTTTTGATTGTCGGTAAGAGGTTTAATGTTTAATAAGGACTTGTGGGTAATATACATCTTGCGTTTTTTGCTCAAAGCAATACTCCTGTGAATAGTAAAGAGGATTCTTTACTCAAGAATATTTATTAAATATCAATATTAGATCCTGGGTTATTTCTCTTAATTTGTCTAAGGGTGTCTTTCCATTCGTCTGAAGTTTTATTTCCTCCACCTTGACCGCTTGTAGATACTCCAGAGATAATTTTAGATGGTGTATATACCATTACCCATCCATCTAATTTCAAAACTTCCATATCAGCAATTGAACACCTAATATCCTCAACAATACTTGTTTCAGGATTAATCATTCTATATGTTGGCATTATATCCCTCATTAGGCTTAAAATCACTCTCTACACCTTTATCTTGGGGATCAAAAGTTTCAACTCCAACGTGTTCTATTCCTAAATGATGTATAAAAATTATCAGCTGGCGTTCTTCTAGCTCCATTGAAAATAATTGTCTTGCAGTAATATGTGACCAGCTCTTGAGAGAAGTTAAATAACCTTTATTACCTAGGCCATCGCCTTCAAACCAATCTCGTTTAGGACACTTCTCAGCCAAATTCTCGGCAATCTGTCGGACTTGCCAATCTGCCCATCTGCCTTCAGCCATTATGCTACTTTTTTAACGCCAGGTTTCATAAAGTTTTCATCCCAACCAAATGCCGCTCGGACATTATTACTATTAAGACCTTTATATTTCTTATAGAGATTCTTGTCCTTAGCTGCTAGTAAAACTTCGGCTTCACCTACACACAAACCTTCAAGTAATTGGATAAATAACATTTCGCGTTTCATATTATTCAATTTTGGATTACCAACATAAGTTTTTCCGTCTACTTCCATAGAAACAAAATTATTTAATGTTCGTGATTCCGTTTCTAGCCTAGAGTGGTTAGTACCCTCTGGAGCTTCATTAGCTATATATGGAACTGTTCCGGATGGTAGTAACCATTTAATGCTAGGATCAAAGGCTGCTTTAAGAAGTTTCCTTAATCCATCAGTTTCATATTTCTTTAATACAGCAACCTTTCTTGCTTTGTCTTTTGCATTGTTAACCTTAATAAAAATTTCATGTAACAACGGCCTATAAGTTTCTTCCATTTTAATAATCTCCAATATTATCTAATAAATTAGTCAATTTGTTTTCGATAAAATAATTAAATAGTTTATCTCGTCTACCTACTTCTATAGTATCAAATTCTTTTAAAATATTTTGACAAATAGTAGTAGGAATTTTATTTAAGTCAATTAAAGTTTCGTTGCGATGCCAATTACGAACCCAAGTATCCTTAGGGCATTTAGCTAAGTTATATAAATCTTCCGGTTCATATTTACCCATCTGCTCTGTCAATTCGGCAATAAGAGTTTTACGAATGGGCTTTTGTCTTTTTTCAGATATAAAGGTATCATCAGCTGATAGTACATTAGGAATACCATCACTACGATCACCTTTAATAATATGTTCTTTTAAATATTGTTTAGGGTCATTATTATTAACCAACTTTTTAGTAAGTGGACTATACTGTTCCACCAAAAAACTATGCAATTGGATAAAATCTTTATCGGACGATACTATCATAATCTGTTCTTCGCCACAGTTGGATAAAGTTGCAATGATATCATCCGCCTCTGCACCTTCAACTTCAATTACTTTATAAGGGAAAAACTCTTTCAATTCATCTTCAATATCATTTAATATTTCAAAAATAAAATTCCAATCATATTCAGATTTCTCACGATCCTTTTTACGATTGGCTTTATAGTTAGGAAAATACTCTCGGCGCCAATACTTTCTACTGTCACAACATATCACCAACTCGCCATAATCTTCAGTAAATTTAGAGCGATAATGCCTTAAACTATTTAAAGTAATATGTCGTGCTAAATTTTTAGAGAGTTCTTCCCCTCGGTTCAATGATACCATTAATGAACCAAGAGCAACTTGCGTATAATCAATCAAAATCATAATCTATCCCACCGAAGGCTTTTCTACCCTAGAAACTTTTATAAATCCTTCTTCATCATATGCAAAAGACAAAGTTCTCCACTTCATTAAATGCTCTTGGTCTTTTCCATAAAATAAATCTAACCATGTAGCTGTATCTAAATAAGTGGCAATATATTTAAGATACCCCTGACGATTAAATAATTCCCTTTCT